CAAGAAGATTTACACCTTTTTGAAATACAAGATCTTTAAATGCTGAAAGTATCCCATCAAGTGTTAAATTATCTAAATCAATTTTGACAAAGAAAAAATGTTCTAGTATAAAATCCTTTGTTTGATTTAGCTCATCATTAGAACACATCTTGTTGTTAAGTTTATTAGCTAATCTTTTTATGTGACCTTCATAGGGAAATGATTCTGGTGCAAAAAATGCTGTGCGATGTCTATGATTTAGTGCCATGTTACAACATATTTGATCAACAACATCAGATTTACCACTATTAGGTATGCCAGTTACAACAGTCCAACTTCCTTCAAAATCTATTTTAAAATAATTATCAGAATCGCCAAGTGCTACACTATAATTTTTAATACCATTTTCATTGTAATTAAGAACATCTTTCCATATGTCATTTATATTTACAATGCCTTCTAATGGAAAGTCCTTAGATGCCTTCAAAATATTTCTAAGTACCTCAGCACCTTTTTGCACTAAAACTTCATTAGCATCTTTGTAATCGCCAAATTCAACATATTTACATCTATAATGACCAAACCTTCTAGCTAATTCATTTTTTAGTGACAAACCAGCTTGATCATTGTCGGTACATAAAATTATTTGTTTTTTATTTTTAAAATATTCATAACAATTATCTAAGTATTCTAATCTTTGTGATCCTTTAGATGCGCCATTAGGTACAGAACATACCGAATATATACCTGCTTCATGAAGTGAAAGTGCATCCATTTCACCTTCAACTATGTATATTTTGTCCATTATTTTTATAGAATCTAATCCATAAAAAATAAGTTCAGCACCCCCCACCATTTTAAAATTCTTTTGTGCATCTCTATATTTACAATTTATAAGCTCACCTTCTCTATAGTAATTAAAGTTTATTGCTTTGCGCTTTTTTTGTATTTGCGGAAAGAACTCAATAGATTCACCAACTTTCCAATGTGCCAGAGTAGCTTGTGATATTTTTCTTGTGTTGAAATAATTTAATGTCTTTTCAGATAATGTGGTTTTGGCTTTTATTGGTTTTATAAAATCTTTTTTTGGTTTAAATTTTACATTGCCAGACCAACCACAATTGTGACAATTGTAAACGCCTTTATCAATATTAATAGATAGACATGGATCTTTTTTGTTTTTCCTAGTATGTGAACATTTTGGACATAGTAGCTTTTGTTCAATACTATTACCTTTTGGTATTATACCAATATTTATAAAATCATTTATCATGTTTGTTTAATTTAGTTAAAAATAAAAATTGTTCTTTAGACAACAAATTTTCTAGCTCTAAAACATAAGAATCTACAACTACTTTTTTTATATTTTTTTTTTGAAACAATTGTGAGTTGGTTGCAAAACCTTTAAATGTAAATCTTGGATATTTGCAATGAAAAAAAGCAAAACCATCTACATCTGTTTTTGAATATTCTGGTGTCATAAGTGGTAAATCTTTTTCTGTCACTTTTACATCTATTGTCATATTTTTCCAGTAGGCATCATATTTGTCTGTACCTTTTTTTTTAGAAGTATTTTTTATAGAAAAATCAACATGGATATTATTGTACTTACAAAATATAAACTCAGCACCAAATCCGATAATGTTTCTATAAAGGTGTTTGCTATCCTTAGCAACAGTACCAGCACCATTTATACCTGTTAGTTCTTTATTTTTTTGTCTAGCTCTTGCAACCATTTCTACAATAGATTTTTCTATAGGTTCTAATTTGTATGATTTATTTATTATCATTAGCTAAAGATTCAAATTCATCACCCCCCCACTTTTTTATAAATCTATCTAGCTTAGATACACCATCTCTTTTTACTCTTAGTGTTGTAAGTGATAGAAAATTATTTTTCCAAAATGTATCGGACAAAGCTCTTTTACAAAGCCAATACAATTGTCTAGGATGCACATTATCTTTTTTATCACATAGCTCGATAACTTTAAGCCATTTATTTTTTTGTGATTTATCTTTAGGTTGATTGCGGTTGTCAAACAATAATATCAAATGCTCTAATGCTTCACTATAAATTTTATCAAAAGCAACTTCTTTTGATGTTGCGGTATTAGTTTTTATATTATTATTTAATATATTATTATATATATTATCCTGGACATTTTTGTCCGTACCCTGGGGATCATTTTGTCCGTAGGGGATTTTTTTGTACCCACCCCCCCTAGTCAATATTTTAATCTTTCTTTTTGTTACTTGTTTTGTTTGCTTGTCAAACTCTATTTCTGTTTTTATGTAGTTATGGTCCTGTAATTGTTTTATCCATCTTGAAACTGTTTTGACATCAACATTGTAGAGATCTGAGAAATATCTATTCTGCGCCCAAGAATAACCCTTTTTATTGCTTAGTGCTGTAATTTCTCCAAATAGTAATTTAGCATTAGGCGATAGATTTTCATCATACCGAACATCTGCTGGTATTATTGCATAATAATTTGCTTTCATTATTTTATGATTCCTCTACCAAGTTTTTGATTTTGTCACAAAATGTTCTTATATCCCCAAAGATTTGTTGGAATTCTTTTAGTGATATTTTATCATCTTCAAATAACTCCCATAAAACCTCTATGAGTAATTCATACTCCGCTGGTGTCATTGTACCAATATATTCATATCTGACTGACATATCACCAACAGAAGTAGTTGTTCGCCACATTCTTTGATCAATTTCGTTCCAATAAACTTTTTTATATTCAGACATCGTTCATATAATTATCAATAATATTT